GTTTCTCCTTCACGAAAGTGAGAGGCGGAATTGTTAACAAATGACAAAAATACTTGTAATAGAAGACGAGCTATTGGCATTAGCGACCATCACAATGGGCTTGCAGGCAGTCGGGTACTCTGTGCTGAAAGCGCACAATGGGGCGGTGGCTTTAGAAATTTGTGCATGCGAGGCACCTGATTTAGCCTTGGTTGATATTCGTATGCCCGAAATGTCCGGTTTTGATGTAGCTAAGGTTTTAACCGAAAAAAAAATTCCTGTCATTTTCCTGTCAGCCTACAGTGATGCCGAAATGACCCAGACAGCTGCCACTTCCGGTGCTTATGGTTATCTTGTTAAACCGATTGATGTGGCAAAGATCGTACCGGTTATCGAGGTAGTACTATTGAGAGCCGATGGCATGAACAAAGCTGAACGATATGTTGAAAATTTATCCTATGCCTTGAATAATAACTTTGAGGTTGATGTCGCGATTGGTTTGCTAATGGAACAATACGCATTCAACAGGGTGTCCGCATTTAGCCACTTACGAAATTACGCCAGATCCAATCGAGTTAAAATTGCTGATGTTGCCACCAAGCTAATTGCTGGTGAGATTTTGCAAGGGTTTGACATGGGTGTTAAGCCAATTTAAAACAACGTTGCCATCCCAGATAAAAATCAGAACTGTGAGCTGATGGTGAAGCTAAAGATTATATAAAATATCAAGTTGCGATTTATGAGAAGCTTGCAGGCGCGCTTTCAGTTGCAAAATCGCTACACTTTATTTACAAGGATTATCGTAACTAATAAGCATTGAAGTTTGGTTTGTATTACCCAATCCGGAATGAATAATTTTAAGAAGTTTTTTTATTGTATTTTGTACGTCATATACTACAATCAAATCGACTTTTTCAAATAACCTATTTTCTGGCAAAGTCAAAATAATTGATGCTTTTTAATCTTATCTGCCTCCAATACAAGGCAGAGAGCTTTGAGACCAGAACGTCGTCTCGTTAATTGAATTCGCTGAGGTTGAACCTTAACAACAGTGAGTAAATAACGATAATCTTAATCTTTAGGATGACACGACCATGCACGGCTTTCTGGAAGTTTTATCAACTAGCCTTAACCAGCAACACTTCACTGATTTCAGTGATTACTCGTTGCAACATCAAAACGCAATTAATACCTGTCTTAAAAGCATATCCCTGGTTAAAAATACCTTGGGGTTGCAAAGATGATTGTTGAAAAAATCAATAACTTAACCCTAAAAGCTAAAATTATTACGCTAATCGTGTTTATGTCGATTTTGTTGCTTGCTACGGCAGGGATTGGCGTTTATGGCATGTATGAATCAAACGCTGGTTTGCGCACAGTTGAAGCGCCGCGCGATATTTGAAGCGCAAAAAGCGCGATATTTGAATTTTTAAAGATCCGCTATTTTTTGACTTAAAAATATCAAAAAGCACTTAACGATACAACAAAATCATCTTTAATCTGCAAAACAGCATCAACCGTTATTGCTGCATGGACAGAATAGAAAGCATTTGAAGACAACGCACGTACTGACTTAATCCAAGCCCACGCTTTTTGAATAGAAACCCACTGTAATTCCTCAGCTGTCGTCCAATCACGAGCAGGTATAAATTGATAGTTACCAGCACCATCAATCACTGGCTGAAAGCTATCATCAAGCAAAGTAATTGAGCCATTTTTAATCGCTTGCAACTGTGTAGCCAGTGCTTGCATATTAGCCTGTTTTGGCTGGGGATAACGATCATAAATAGTTGTTTGTGTAACATCATCAATCATCTGTAACACAGCAGATTTAGCCGCTTCAATATCATCTACCCAAACCTTATTTACATAATCATAAACAGCATAAGCATTAGGTTTATCAGCGATAGTAGTCTTTGATCCATCGATCATTTGATGATTATCAGACAACTCACCAACATAAACAGAATAGCCCATATCAGCATAAACAGACGCTTTTGAAACACTAGCATTGATAGTAAAAAGGGGTTTGCCTGTCGACTTATCTAAAACTGTAAACATTAGCGTTTATACTCAATAACATTATTTTTAATATTGCGCAAAATGCGATTACCCGCATTTGCAGCCGCTCCAATATCCGCTGTAAAAAACAAACTAGCCGTCTCATTAAATTGATTTTTTTGCAGAATAAATGACATCAACACAGAATGATAGCGGTCAGGTGTTGCAGCAGTCATGGCTGGCGAAGGCGGTATATAAATTGATTTTGACTCCATCACAATCCATCCAGCTGTAGGATGATAATATTTAAAATCCACATCAATAACATAGCTACCAGACGCATTTGGCTGAACATCAAACATTATAAAAAATTGTACATGCCCACGCTCTGCCAAAGAAGAAATAGGTGCCGTATAAATTACCGGTGTATTTATTGGAGTTGTCGGCGTAATCGTCGGAGTCCCAATAAGATTACCGCCAAGCGAACTAACTACATTATCGTAAGCTAGTTGCAAAGTATGTATATAGACTTGATTTGCATCGAGACGAGCAGCATTTAGATAGCCTGCATTGATTTTTGCAGCATCTAATGAGTCAATTAACGCATTAGTAATCGCCGCATTTTCGAAATAATCCAGGATGATTGACTGACTTAATTTGCCGACTAGATTTGCAAAAGCACTGGCTGAATTGTTTGTTGCCCCTGGTTGTACGCCTGATAGCTTACCGCCTTCGTAAGCATTTAATTCAGAAAGCGTACCTGGCCTATAATCTAAATTCCACCAAGTTTTATAGCTGTTAAGTAAATCAGCATCAACTGGACGACCATTCAGCATCCCCCATATCGCCGTATTACCTAATCCAGCACCATCAAAAAGTTGCTTAGTTGATGTAGTATAAGATGGGACATATGGACTAAATTCTGTTTGGCCAAGATGACAGACCCCCGAGCATGGCATAGAGAACCAAGCATAACTATTTAAAAATCCTGTTAACGTATTATTTTTACGATAGTAAACATGATAGTAAGCAGAACCTGGCGGGGCAATACCGAAGAGCCCTAATCGCGTCCATGATGCTATATTAGTGCCACCAGTCCCAACGGCCTGATTATCTAAGCCATAGCCACCAACCCAACCGCCGGCAGTATTAAAAAAGCCAATGCCAAGACCTGTTAAGCAACGGTGTGCAGCAACATAAGCTGTTACTTCAACTTTTTGACCCTCTTGCACTGGAACCCCAGTATCTTTATCTCCCCACCATCCGCCAAAAGGGTAAATATCAGAACAAATGCCTGTATCACCAGTATTAGAAATATTACTTTGATGCACATAGATAGCTTCTGCGCCAGTGGGCTGCCACTCTCTCCCAGTCCAGGTAACTGAAGCTAGCCCAACAGACCCAATCGTTACTCCAGGCCACCCAGTATTGAAAGCATTTGGATCACTAGTACCAATCATTTCAGAGTTTGGAATACGATTGCTGCCAATACCCACTTTTAAATTTGTGCTATCCGCACCATGCGTTGCATCAACCGGCGGCTTAGCGCCAGTAATATCCGAATAAGAAACCGAATTAATTAATAAAGACTCATCACCATCAGCATAATAATTAAGTGGATGCCAGTCATCATTACCCGCATCAATCAGCCTAAACCAAGCAGCCATATCATGTAAGCTTGTTGACGCTGCCCCAGCTACAACAGCACCACCAACCGGCATAGCCGCAGCAATAACAAGTTGACCATGCGAGTCTTTATATAAAGCCATTAGCCACCCCACAGCCGGAAATGTATCCGGCTTTGCTCGTAGTCTGTTTGAATGCCGATTATGCGGTAAAGAGCTCCAGCATCAAGGCCATAACGCGGAAATATTACCGATACCACCAGCCCCACATCGACTACAGAAAGCATACCAACATCAATCAGTACAGTAATTATCAACATATGGCTTGGTGTTTTAAGCATATCCAAACGGCGTTGCGCCTCTGGCTGTGCATATAATGGCCCAGTCAACAGCGTGTCATAAACAATTTCTTGCGCAAATGGGTGCTTAGTTTTTATAGCGCTATCTTCTACAACAGCCTGACGGCTTGCTTGTGCAAGCCAAGTACGGCGTTCATCCGGCACGACTCCAGCCAATGAGCTTTCGGCCTGCACCGTCCAGTTTATATCATGGTTAATAGTCACTTTAAAAACTGGCGCGGGCAGATTATTAACACTTAACTGCTCACGCTCAACAGATAAAATGTTATCAGTTGAAAGGGTTAAAACGGGCATCCCGCTTGGCTTATCTAAGCGGGATAACCGGAATCGGCCCAACGCATCAAATCCCCACCAGGCACCAACACTGGCACTCAACTGATCTAAGGCCTCAGCAATGGTTTGATTAGCACTAGCATACAAGCCAACACTGCCTGCGTTTTGGCTATTTAAAAGTGCAAAGTCAGTACTAAAATAATCAACTGTATCACTCACTAATCCGCCAACCGTTGTGATTATGTTGTAAATGACTTGGGCAACTGTGCAATCAGCAATATCAAATGATTGCCATGCTGAGCAAGTGATAGTTCCAGTCGGGCTAGTACCTAATCTAAAATAACCATCTGATTTTAAAATCCTAAAAAAACCAGGGCTAGGCCCATTAGCATCCATATCTGCTTGATTAGCATAATCAGCACCACGAGCAATATAAGACCCTTTATCCATCACATTAACAATCTCAGCAATAGCCCCATCATTAACTTGATAGATCAATTTTGATGTATTAACTAATAATGGCGATACATTGCTTACTCTACCAATCAGCTTAGGCTTTTGTGTACCTTTAAAATCACTAACGCCCTCAAGGCCGTCAGGTAAAACATTATCACCAGCAAAAAGGTTAGGCTGCAATGGTTTATCAAACTCGGCCTTACGATCACGTAACACAATGGATACACGCGCAAACTCAAACCGTGCTTGTGAAATCGTCGCTTTTAAAATAGGTGTAAAGCTTGTGTAAGCATCACCATAATTACCAATCAAAATTAGCAAAGAACGGCCATCAAAGGCATAGTTAGTAAGATAATCCAAGCCGCCGTCTGTATTAAAAAGCGTCAGCTCACCATACGTTGAGTTGTCCGATCCGCCAATCTGGCCACCACTAAATATCTCCCTGCTTAACAACGCTGGCTGCTCAATCCGATCAAGGTAAACGTGGCCAGTGATAGCATTAACATATTTGCGCAACGTACTAAATCGCAATGTTTCCACAGCGTTTGTAGTCAAGTTATAAGCAGTAATTTCAGCCAAAAAAATCATTTTGCCGCCGCTAGCCTAGTCTTATTTTTAATCTGAGTCACATCATCACCAAGCAAGCCAAACTTGGCTAACAAAGCTTGATTTGCCTTAACCAACGCAGTCAATTCAGCCGTCTGTTTTTTAAGCTCTTCGATTGCGCTATCGTTACCAACAGCAATTAAGTTTTGGGTTTTTTGATTGTTCACAATCATGGTTGGCCTGGCGAATTGTAAGACCTCTGGCCCATCTTCATTGATGACTGTGTTACCTGATGCTAAGCCGCCGTCAGCTTTAAAATGCAGCTGCTTTTTAAGTTTATCCATCAGCGGTTTTAACTCGTCTTTACGCGCTTTGGATGTACTTTTTTTGTTATATTCCAAGGCATAATTATCATAAACAACAATGTCTTTAGCATTTTGCTCAGCCGCTGTCGGATTGTCCTTGCTCATCCAAAAGTTATATTCTTTGATAGCGTCTTGAGCGCCGTTAAAGTCATTCTTAGCCTTAGCCGCTATACCTTTTTGCTCATTTGTATAGTCCTTACCCAAACCCTTTAAGCTATTTTCCTTAGCCGTATCATAAGCAGTCATATAGCCTTGGCGGGTATCTTCCAACTGTGATAAATACGATTTTGCTGTTACGCCTGGCGCAGGCAAAACAACATCACCAGCAGCATTGGTAACAGTGCCCGTGGTAGTATCGGTTTTAGTGCCCGCAGTTGCATCAAATTGCTTACCCAGCGTTGTAACAAAACCAGACAAAATATCGCTTAAGCTAGTCAAGCTATTAGATAAGGTTTGGTTTGCGGCATCCGTTGCCGTTTGTGCAGCATTAACCACATCAGTGGAGCTTTTAGCACCGCCAGTTAGCAACTCACCAGCTGCTTGTACACTGGCAACGATTGCCGCATATTGATCATTAGATCCGTAATAACTTTGGGCCTCGGATAAATACTGATTGGCATAGTTGCCAAAGTTAGCCTGGGCAGTTACATCACCCGCTTGTGCTTTTAAAAGATTAGTACCGTATTGGCCTTGGGCTTCACGCAAGCGCTGTTCAGGGCTTAACGTAGATAAATTAGATAGTTTTAAGCTATTTAGCCAGTCGGTAATGCTGTTTAAAGCACTGGCAGATTTATTGATTAACGTAATTTCATTGTCATAACGTTTTTGCAATGCCGTCTGGATTTTATTGACTTGCTTAAGTTGATCGGTTGGATCGGTCATACCCTTAAGCGCTTCCATCATTGCTGCAATATCACCGGTTCCGGTAGTGGTTCCGGCCAAACCGGCTTGGGTTTCTGCAATGCTGGCAATCACATCATTAAAAGGCTGTAATGTTTGCTCACGTAAATTTGCAAACGTTCTGGCCGTTAAATCGGCCATTTCCGTTACGCTAAAACCGGCAGCTGCCCAATTTGCTCTGGCTGCAATCAACTGCTGATTTACGGCAAAAATGGAGGATTCAACTGTAGGGGATAAACCCGCCAAACTGCGCAAAGCATCTTGAGCGCCAAACTTTAAAGCCTGCTTTGCGCGGTCTTCAGCAGCTTGCAATTCATCCAGGCTCATTTTGTATTTTTTTGCCGTATCAGTCATTACAGACATTTGCTGATCAAGCTGACGGAACTGCTCAACTATGCTGCCTTGGGTACCCTCAAATAACCGGATGTCTCTAACTTTCTGCAACTCTGTAGTTATTTTTTTTATTGAGTCATTACCTTTGTTGCGTATAACCTCACGCTCTCCCTCATCAACAAACTGCGCAACCGTATGCTTAACCAGCGTAGTTGTAAATTCCTTAACATATTGATCCATAAAACCCATACGCCAAGTGTTGTGCATACCCGTGTTAAAAAGCTCACCAAAAATATCACTAACGGAAAACTGAGATTTACGGCCGTGCTGCTGATAGTTAGTTGTAAAACCGCCAATATTTACACCTAAAGTTTGCTCAAGGCTTTTAATATAAGCAGGACTCGCAGAGGTTTTAGAAATCTGGATTGCAGTTGCTAAGTCACCATGACCACTGGAACTATTACCAAGATTATATTGAGTACCAGACGCACCGTTGTAATAGCTGGATTGCGCCTTTGGCACCGATCCAAACAACATACCGCCAATCGGCCCAAGCAATAAAGTCCCTAATAAATCAGGTCTACGGTCTGGCATTAATGCACTGCTTAATTTCCAAGCAGCATTGGCCAAAGGCTTTACAATCTTGAGTATTGGATAAAAGTTACCGATAAAATCAAAAACCTCGGCTACTACCTTATGTGCGGATAAAACAGTCTTGTTTGTTACGGCTTTATCAGGCTTCCAGTCACCGACAATACTATTTCCAATGCTACCAACAACGCCCCAGCCCATACCACTTGCGCCAGAGAAAGCGCCAGTAGTGCCGCCAGCATTATTGCCATAACTAGCCAATGGGCCATTGCCTTTAAATGACGATCCTCCAAATTGACTAGTGATATTTTCCATGAACCTACTCCCGCCAGAACTGCCAGAAGCACCACTAAACATCTTGCCAAACATAGACATAAAACCACTGGAACTACTACCACCAGCAGACGAGCTAGCACCATTACCAAACATATTGCCAAACATGCTCATAATGCCACTGCCAGATGATCCGCTTGACGATCCGCCGGAACTGCCAGACTGACTAAACAATGATTGCGCCCAAGTAGCCATGTTATTAGCCATGCTTTTATTAGCTGCCTTAGAAATTGAATCAACAAATCCTTGCAAACCATTTTTAAAGCTATCACCGTTTAAAATCCCTTCAAACATGTTGGCTAACGAGTCATGGATGTTTTCAATAGCCCGTTCATAGGCCTTTTGCATACTATTTGCGCCGACCTGGCTGCTCTGGCCAACGATGTCATTAATGGATTTTTGGGCAGACTGGGTACGGGTTAACAATGCACGGGCTTCTTGCTCAGACAGCCCCGCATTCTGTTCAACAGTTTGGGAAACTTGGCGCTCTAACTCAATACGTTGAGCAATCAACTCATTACTTAAGCCCTGGGCTTTTAACTCCTTGGCCATAGATACAAGGCGTTCTTCAAAAATGGCATTATCTTTTAGCTGATCGATAGCATTAGCATCGGCTATTAACTGTTCCCATTGCTTTTGCTGTCTTTCATCTGCATCAATCAACTGCCACTTTTTAGCTAGCGCTTCAGTAATTACGGGTATGTCGCTGGCATTGGCCTCTGTTAATGCTTTTTGCAGCTCAGTAGCACGGGCACGCTCTGTATTGCTCATGCTTAACATATCAGTTTCTTGAGTAATACTATCCAGCAAAGCCAAGCTGCTATTTTTAGCTTTTAATTGTGCCTCAGCAAACCCAGCAGTCGCTCCAGTTGCTTTAACTAATTCATCATAGATTTTACTGCCAGAGGAGGAATAATTAGCAGGTTCTTTACCCATCAATGCAGGGTTAAATCCTGCTTTACTTAATGCACCTGCGCCGCCATTATAAGCAGCTAACACATTAGGCACCGTGGCGTTTTTACCCAGCCTATCAAAAAGTATTTTTAAATAAGCAACGCCAGATTCAATGTTTGCACCCTGCGATAAGGGGTCATTAGTTCTGATTTGCGATACGCTGTAACCAGTGACTTTCCCAGCATCTTTAGCAGCGGCTGGCAGCATCTGCATCAAGCCCATTGCATTGCCGCTTGATGTTTTTATATTGCGTCCGCTGGCTGTTTCTAACTGCGCAACAGTTAAAGCAACTAATGGATCTACACCATATTTGTTTGACGCATTAATAAGCTGCTGTTTATATTTGCCTGAGTTAATGCTTTCCAATTTATCTTGCAAATTACCGACAGCGCTAGTTTTTTTCTTTAACTGCTCAATAGCCAATTCGTTATTGACATATTCCTTAGCTTGTTCACCTACTAAGCCTTTTATTGCTGTAGCTTCCAGCTCTAAGCTTTCGCGCAATTTCCCACTAACTTTTAAAAGATCAATACGGGATCGGATTAAATCAGTATCTTCTTTTACTTGTGCCTGGCTATCAGATTTTGGCTTTGCTGCACCAACACCAGCAGCAAATCGGTCAGCCATTGCCGCTGCTAGCTGTTTATTTTTAATACTACCCAATTGTGCTTGATTAGCATCATAATCTGATTGTACAAAAAAAGAGGAGCCCTTTAGTTTTTCCTGAGTCGCTATCGCACGCTCAAGGCGTTTAATTTGCGCTGCCTCGCTGTTATCAATCGACTCTGTAACCTTATCAATTCCATCTGTTAGACCAGTTACGATATTTTTTAAAAAACCCTCGGATTTATCACCCATCAGAGTATCTTCAAATTTGTGCCAGCTGTCGCTTAAATTGCTGATTTTCCCGTTGAGTGTTTGCATGGCATTAGCATTAGCACCGCTTGCCATCTCGCCCATTTTTGCAATTAACTTTGATATAACATCCCTAGTTAATTCGCCTTTTTCTGACATTATCATTAACTCGGCAGATTGTTTGCCTGTGACTTGATTAAGCAAATCCCAAATTGGCACACCCTGGTCAACTAGCTGCAATATTTCTTGGCCTTGCAACTTGCCTTTTGCCCATGCCTGTCCCAGTGCACGCGTAATACCTATCAAATTATCCTGACTTGCGCCAAGCTTTGCAGATTGATTTGTAATGGCGCTCATCACATCAACAGTGGGCTTGATACCATAATTTTGCAGCATGATGTAAGCCTTAGTTACATCTGCTATTTCAAATGGGGTTTCGATTGCAAATTTTTGGATAAAATCGAAAGCGCCTTTAGATGCACTAACAGAACCGGTCAATGATGTTAGCTGTGCTCGCAACATTTCCATACTTCTGTTTGTATTTAAGATGTCACTAGCCAGTTGTTTTAACTGGTATAAACCAAACATACCAATCAAAGCATTTTTTACAGACCCAAAACCAGAACTCATTGACGCAGTTGCTGTTGATGTAGTGCTGGATAAACGCCTTACTTCATCCTGTGCCTGCTGTATGGAAGCAATATACGACCTGGCGCGGTCAACTGGAAAACCAGGATTTGCAGACATGAATTGATGCAATTGACGCTCAAGATCAATCCGCTGCCTAATAGCTGCATTACTTTGCCCAAGTGCTTGTTGATTACGCGCTATAGCAGCAAGCTGATTTTCAAAGCGCGATTGTGACGACAAGCTATTAAGACTATTAATCAATTGAGTTGACTGTCTTAACGCAGCATTACCTTCAGCCGTGGCCTGGGCAGAATTTCTTGAACGTTGTGCGTTACTTTCTAAGATCCGATTTAATGAGTTCAGATCGCCAGCAATATCTTGTAATGTTCCACGAACTTGCGCACCACCATTGGCAGTAAACGTAATCGATATAGTGTTATTTGACATTATTCATCACCTTTAACGCCGCCCGTTCCATCAATTGGATTTGTGCAAATACATCAGCCTGCTTATCTGGCTGTATTGCCAGCTCTAGCGGCAAACTAACCCCAGCATAATTAAGCCCAATCACCCCGCCCATTGCCCCATAAGCCCACTGTGTACTTAAGCTACAAAACAAAATCACCGCATCCCAGTTATCAGGATGTACTTTAAAATGCTTGGATTTTTTGGGTTGATCCGGCAAAGCCAAGCCAAGCACAGAGGCATCATCTAGCAATTGTTGTCCATCATCTTTACCGCCGCCTGCCCAGTACTTAGCCGCCTTAATTAGTTTTTTCTTGCTGCACCGCCCAAGCTGCCTTCAAAAAAGGCGGAACTAATTACATGATGTATTTGCGGTACCGCTTTTAATAACAGCTTCAAGTTTTGGCGGTTAAACTCTGTATCGCCGCCAATATCCACACCTTCCCAGCCATCTACAAATTTTAAAAAGTAATCCAGGTCAGTTTCCAAAATCTCATCAGCTGTTTTACCGCTGTCTATATCGTCAAGATTGGGCCGCTGTAAATCAATAATCTGGTCACGCTCAAAACGCTTAAAGATAAATTTGATTTCGTTTTTGATGCTATTGCCCAAGGCATCAAGGGTTGTAAATTTAACGGGGTATTTAAAAGTGCTGGATAAGTCGAGTTTAAAAGCCATGATTTTTACCTAAAAAAAATTGCCACAATCCTTGTGGCGGGGAATGAACTTAGCAAAGCTAAATTCGGTGTGAGACTGGTTATTTAAAGCAAAGCCGGATTTCGTCATTACCGCTTGCGCCATACGGCGTTAAGCTCATGCCAAAATCCATCATAGTAACGCCGTCAGAGTCAGAATATTTGGGGCTAGTCAACTGCACTTTAGGCGCGGTAACACCAAAAATATTGCCCGCTGTTTGTCCATGCTTAATAGCCAGCGGGCCAGTTGAGGAATTTTTAGCAATCGTCCACCAGTCCTTAGTAGCAACGTCAACTGCTTCAATACTGACATTGCCAGTAGGTTTACGGTCAGTAATTAACACAGACTCAGCCCCGACCAGCTGCCGGTAA